TAGCCTTTATTAAGGCTTCCTCTAATAACTCTTTCTTTTTACTCATGACTAACCTCCTATATATAATATACTCCACAAGTCACCATATGTCAACCCCCCATATCAAAATAATCCATAACCTCAAATTAAGCCTTAAAATCACAATCTGTGACTTCAAGCCTCAAATGCTTTAAAAAATATTCTGCGTTAAAAAGAAGGGATTATCCCCCCGCCTGAGGCCAATGGGGGGTCTCGGGTGGCTCTTTGGCTGGCTGGGTAAGGGGATAATGTGACGGGAAGAGTGAGGGAAGCGGGATGGTGGCTTATCTCTCCCCTGTTGGTTTATATAGGATAATAGATATAGGATAAAAGATTGTTAATTTAAGTATTGGTTTTAATGGTTTTTTGGTATTAGGGGATTGTAATTTATAGGGAAGTATGGTATAATCTAGGTGTAAATTTAATTAAAGGAGAATTAAATGGAGTTATTAAGAAGAAACCTTAAGGACGGAAAAACCTTGATATTACAATTTACTGAAAGTGGTTTTTATGATGGGGAAGTAAAAGACAGATGGGGATTAGTTGAACATGGAATAACTTGTTCTACCTTAAATGAGTTTTATAAATGGGTATATGAATTAGAACAAATTGGAGAAATTAAAGATGATTAATTCCTTGGCCGTTTTTGGGCTTCTGGCTTACCTGGCCGTCTTGGCCGTTCGAGTCGGGACGGCCAGAGATTTTTATAGGAGGATAAAATGAGAAAGGTTTGGTTGTTTATTGATGACAAGTTAAAATTTTGGAAAGTTAGAGAATTGATTGCCAAAATTATCTTCCCAGAAGTTTTTATCGACCGAGATTGTTATCGTAGCTCTTATTAAGTCGAAACTCGGGAGTAATCCCGAGTCTCCCCAGGGATGGCCGCCTGGGGACCGATGAGACAGGCCAAAAAAAATAAAAGGAGAAAAATAATGAAAGTAAAAATTGCTAAGGAGACGGGATATTGGGCTTTGAATTTGTGTCCATGGGGCGGAGATTTTAGGAGACTAGATGAGGATTTTGAGGGCGAAATTTATATGATATACGAGCAAAAAGATGGATGCCCAATTAAATTTTCAGTAAAATTAGAGGATGGAACAATAGCGGGCTTCCAATATCTTGGAAATAAAGACATTCAATTTAAGGAGGATTGAAAAATGAAAAGAAAATTAAACGAGTGTCCTTATTATCGAGAGTCCACCTTAATTGAAAATGGCGAGAAAATGGTAAATTGTGCTATTTGTGCCTTTGGTCAAAAATATGGTCGAGTTTGCACTTACTTCGAAAGACTCTCCAATCCCCGACCATATAAGAAATTTTAAAGGAGGATAAGATGACTGGTAAACAATTAAAAGAATTGCAGAAAGTAAAGGAATATTTAAGTAAGGCTTATGAATTGACTTCTTTTTTGTTGTTCGACGCAGAAAAACATAAAAATCCAAAGATTAACTTTTATTCTCGACTTGATGATGAGATTCACGATCTTATTCGGGGAATCAATAATTTTATTTATGAACAATTAAATGATGATCAAACTAATTAAAAGAGGACAAGATGAGAAAAAAGGATCAAGAGAAATTAAAAGAGATCAGTAAAAAATTACGGCTGATCTTTGATGATCTTGGGAATTTTAGGGGAATAGGAAGTGATCTCACTTTATGGCGATCACGCATTTTGCTCGTTTATCAGGATATTGATCAATATTTAGAACAACTAAATTAAAGGAGGATTTAAGAAGAAAACAATATTATTGTTCCAGTTGAATTTAGAAATATTCTAGCAACAGGATATTTTTTTGATTATAAAACAGTGGTTTGTCGTGAAATGAAAATATTGGCGAGCAAATGGATTAAAACTTGACAAATCGATGTTAGTCGCTTATATTTAATAGAGAGGCGAGCAAATGGATGTGATAACAATAATTTTCTGGGGCGGAATTATTATTGGGGCGTTAAGTATTATTGGCACAGCTATAAATAAATTGAAAGGAGTGATTAGATATGGTGAAAGACGCTTTCCGTGAACCTTATTATTGTCCAAAGTGTATTGACTTTTTAAGGATGGAGTATGTAGGGATGGGTAAGGTGATGTGTCCTCGATGTGGTAATATTTACCCGATTGACAGAGATTTAATGAGACGTTGGTATTCGGATGAAATCTACTATCGAATTTTCGGGGAACCTCTTTCAGTTAATTAAGGATTTTGACGATGTTTTTGGAGTGCGAGCAATGAAATTAATGGGAAAAATCAAAAAAATCAATTGGAATCCAGACAATAACCGTTGGGCGTGCCAGATTGGTGATTCCAAAGTAGGTAATGTCTGGGTAAGTATATTTTTGAACGAAAAAGTCCCCGCTGACTTGCGAGAAACTGTCCAGAATCTAAAAGAAGGCGATGAGATAGAAGTTGAAGCCTGGAAGGCGAAAGGTAAGTGGCTGAATATCAAAAATATTATTCCTTGTGAGCAGATTGATAAAGAGCCAGTCGAAGAAGAACAATTTCCTGATGAGACAGTAGATAACGAGGGCGAGCAAAGCAGTTGGCGTGATGTTCTGATTAGTCGGCAGGTAGCGATTAAAGCGGCGGTAGAGTTGGGAGTTGCGTTCATTCAGGTAGGTGAAAAAGTCGGCGGGGACTTTGTTGTAGAGATGGCCAGATTGATTGAGGATTATATTTTAAGGAGAAAATAAATGCCGTGTAATTTTCCTTTAATTTGTTTATGGTTTGATGAAAAAAAATTTAAGAAAACAGGGAAAGGATGTTCTTTTAACTGGAGAAAATTTGATAAGGAAATAATGCCTTTCCCTTGCGATTTTTATGATGAACAATGTTATTATTTCTTAAAAAAGGAGGATAGAAAAATGAAAAGTTTTTCTAATTTATCGACCAATCAATTAAAACAAATGAGAAACGAGCTGAAACAAGTAATTTATCAAAGCGATTGTTACAATTGGAAAGACTTTGCTTATTTATTGGAAATCGAGAAAGAATTGGCTAAAAGAAAAAATGATTATCAAAGAATCTAAAGAGCTAGCCGAGACTTACAAACAAAGGATTATTGACCTTGTTGAAGGTCATCGAGAGATGCGAGCAATCCAGTATGACCCTGAAGGGCGGAAAGAGCATATCCATGCCAGTGACCTTGACGGGCTTTGTCCTTTACCAGCTTATTACAGTCGAGTGATTCCTGACCTTCCTTCCTTGGACGCTGAGTCAGCGATGAAATTTTTGCGAGGTCGGGTGATAGAAAGGGCGATTGCCCAGGAATGCCCAACCATTCAAAAGGATGGAATTTGTTGCACCGTCGATGATATTCATCCTGAGTTTGGACTTATCGAAATCAAATCTATTGCTCAGTCATCAGAGAATTTTGATGTAGTCCGTGATGCTCCTCAATGGGTTACTCGAATGAAGACTTATTGCTATGCTTATGGGGTTACCCAGATTGGGCTGGTAGTATTTTTTCTGGTCGGAAATATGCCAAGTTATACCGTATGGAATCTGAAAGATAAATCTCTCAGGCAACAGGAATATAAATCAGTAGATTTACGGGCGTGGACACTAAGGTTTAAGCCAGTAGAATTAAAAGAGAATTGGATTGAAATACTTGCTCGGGCAGATAGGTTAAGGAAAGCAATTGAAGAGCAAAAACCTTTCCCGCCAGAATATGTAAGGCGGTTTCTGCCTTATAATAAGGACAAATCGGGCGAGAAAGCATATTGGCAGTGCCGAGGATGTAAACGGTATCAACCAATATGTTATTTCTATAATGAGTATGTAAAAGGAAAATGAGAAAGGAGATTGATTTATTAGATTTATTTAAGGAATTTTGTAATGAATGGTCAAGGGAGTTTGATTGTGAAGATAATTGCGAAATTTTTTGCCCAGCTTATTGTTTTGTTATGGGTGTCTATTTTTATGTTTTAAAGGGGCGACCAATGAAAGAATCGGTAAGAAACTACATGTATAAAAGCATCCCATTGGAGAAAAAGAAAGAGATTGTCCAAGAATCGCTGGCCAGGACTTTAAGAGTATCATTAAAAGATATTCAGGAAAGATGGGAACAATTAAAAGAAAAATTAAAGGAGACTTAAAATGGAAACTTTTGGATTGGTGATAAGTTTTATTCTTTTAGTGTTAGGGCTTATATTCTTTTTTGTCTTTGCGAATGAATTTGAGGAAAAACAACTTTTAAAATTTGGAGTGATTAGTATTATTTGTTTTATTATGGGAACGGGAGGATTCATTATTATGTTTTTGAGAAAAATCCTTAAGGCAATCGAATTAATTAAGCTAGGTGGGTAAATATGACAAAATTAATTAGACGATTATTATGCCTATTAGGGAAACACAAAAGATTTATTGTTTGCCAAGATGGTTGGTTCATAGTGAGATGTTTATATTGTAATAAATTAATTTCAATCTGGGAGGATTAAAATGATTATCGGGTTTTTGGGGGCAGCAATATTATTTTGGATAATCGGATGGATATTGGTTTGGCAAAAGAACAATATTCCTTCAAGCTGGAAAATCGAACATGAGAAGCTATCTCTTTGGGCGGTTGCTTGTTGGTTAATGGGATGCGTCTGTGCGGTGTTGGCTGGGCTTTTTCAGGTGGCGGGGAAGATTCAATGAGTGATAAAGAAGCCTTAAAAGAAGCTATTGAGTGGATTCAAGATGTTGCGGGCGAATTTGCGTTTGCTTGGGGTGAATGGGATGCTAAAACAAGAAAATTATATGTAAAATTATTAGAAGGATTAGAAGAAGCTATAGAAATTTTGCGTAAAGAATATAAAGACCGATATGGAGAAGAATTAGATGATAGACAAATTTGATTGTCATTTCTTTAGATATAACGAAGATGGGATGTATTGTGAACAAGGTTATACTGATTGCTCAAGTGATTGTTATAAAACAAGATTGATGCTAACAGATGAAGATAAGAAGGTAAAAATAGCATTTTCGCTTTATACTGGCGTCTTAACTTTGCGAGATAAATTAGAGGAAAATATTTTGTTGCTCGGCTTCTTTTTAAAGACAATTCGAGATAACAAACTATATGAATATTTAAATTGTGATAGCTTTACAGAATTTCTTGGGTCGCCAGAGATTTCAATTAAGCGGTCAACGGCCTATTCATTTATTAAGATTTATGAATTATATTCACAGAAACTCAACATTAATCCTGAGACTATTAAGAAAATCGGGCATGGAAAACTTAAGATAATTGAGCCAGTAGTCGAGAGAGACCCAAAGAGGTGGATTGAATCAGCGGTATCGCTTTCTCGGTCGGATTTGATTCAGTTAGTAAGAGAAGAATTAGGGAAACCAGAATTACCGCCAGCCGAAGAAGAAGTGTCTAACATGTTAGACATTCCGAGTAATTACCTGGAATATGTAGAAAACCATGGATGTATTTTTCATCCTAATAGGAAAGCAGATAAAGCCCATTTTCCTAAGACTAGAGGTGCGGGGGCACCTAAGGATTGGGTGATTCCTTTGTGCCGAGAATGTCATCAGCATTACCATGATTTAGGTGTAGTAAGTTTTTTTGAGACTTATCGAGATAAAGTAATTGGTTATTTTTATGAGACGATTGATTTATTGTTTAAAAAATTAAAGGAGAAAGAGAAATGACAGATAAAAAATTAATTGAAACTATTGCTAGAATCTGGGTAGAGAACGGCGGAGATGAAGAAGGATTGGATTGGTGTTATTTGGAACTAAGAGAGGCAATAAGAGAATTAAGGGAGAAAGAAAATGAAGATTGATTTTGAATTTCATAATCATTGGAAACATTTAAAGAAAGAGCTTTGGTATATTACTTTTTTTGAGATTGACGGTAGTTGGGATGATGTGGTTAAATATTTCGCCTTGACAATTTTTAATTTCGAAATTATTATTTTCGCCCGAAGAAAAAGATGAACGATGAAACAAAAACAATATTGGACAAATTCTCTTTTTATGTTTTTCTTGAAGACCTTAAGAAATCCTTGGACGCCGAGAATCTGGAAGAGGCCAAGGAAAAACTGGCTACAATCCAAGTTAAAATTAATCCCGATAGAGTGTTGGCCGAAGAGGTAAGAGAATGGGTAGAGAAACAGGTTGGAGTATTTACGAACAAGGATATCTATCATGAGCTGGGGATTAAAGAGAAAAAGGATAAGAAGAATGTCTCAGCGATACTTGCCCGCATGGAAAAGGATGGGCTTATTGAGAGGTCTAAAAGGCGAGCAGGAGTCTGGCGTCGGGTGGATGACGATGTCGAGCTTATGGATTTTGTTAATGCCCCTGTTGAAGAGATTTCTTTGCTTTGGCCGTTCGGGATTGAGAAGATGGTCAGGATATTTCCCCGCAATATCATTGTGGTCGCTGGGCATTCAGACGCAGGAAAGACTTGTTTTCTGTTTAATTTCATTAAGATGAATATGGATAAACATGATATTTATTACTTTAACTCAGAAATGGGGGAAACTGAATTAAAAGAACGGTTAGGGAAATTTGAGGGAATGGAATTAAAGGATTGGCGATTCTTCCCATTCGAGAGGTCATCTGATTTCCATGATGTTATTCGTCCAGATGATATAAATATTATTGATTATTTGGAAATCGGGGATAATTTTTATATGATTGCTAACCAGATAGCAGAGATTCATAAGCGATTAGTAAAAGGAATCGCTATTATTGCTATTCAGAAAGAAAGAGGGCGGGATTATGGGCGTGGCGGTAGTTTTTCGCTGGAAAAACCCAGGCTTTATTTATCTATTGACCCTGGGCGGATTAAGATTGTGAAAGCTAAGAATTGGCGGACGGAAGAGAATCCGAACGGGAAGATATTGTATTTCAAAATAGTCCAGGGGGCGAAATTTATCCCTGATGGCGAATGGCATTACGAGGGCGATGACCCATTTAGGGATAATCAATACCAAAAGAAATGGAGGTAAAAATGGAAGCAATAATGTTATTTATGGGCATCCCATTTTTGGTGCTTTGTTTGTGTTTTGTGGTTTTTGCCCATAAAACAGAAGCACGGCTTCATGAACTCAGAAAAAAAGTGCATCATCTAGATGGTTTTAGGCGATGGGTAGAATTTGAAATTAAAAAATTAGAGAAGAATAAGTAAGATAAAAAATCAATAGTTTTACACGGAGGTAAGAATGACAACATTAATTACTACTTCGGATACCCTTACTGTTGTTATTGAGCAGTTACCCGACGGGCATTACTTACTATTCTTTGTTGAAATGAATGACGATCAACCGACCAAGAAAGTAATTACTCATTCAATCGAAGAGGCCAGCAAGATAATAGAAAGAAAAATGCTGGATGCCTTCTTTAAGCCTGTCAAGGAGTCGGTGAATTGAAAGAGGGATATACAGTTCTCGCTCTTCCCGATATACATGTAACCACTATTCCCACTCGTCGAGGATGGGAAGATGGAACAGCGGATGCTTTATGGGCAGCTTTGGAGTTTGGTAAAGATTTTCGACCAGATGAAACTATTATTATGGGCGATTTTATTGAGTTTGATATTATTTCTAATTACACTGAGAATAATTATATTCTGCGTGAAGGGCGGAGATTAAAGCATGATTTTGAATTGGCTAATCAGATTCTGGATATCATTGACAAATTCACTAAAGAAAAGAAAGTATTTCTTATTGGGAATCATGATGCTAGATTGGCAAGTTGGATAGCAGCCAATCCTCAAGTAGAAGGGCTTATTGGGTTGGATTATAATCTTCATCTAGAAAAACGTGGTTATAAAGTAGTTGAAGAAGGGCGGGCTTATCGAGTAGGGCATGCTAATTTTATTCATGGCTGGTATTGGAATAAATATCATGCTGCCAAGACAGTGACAGAAATGGGGGATAATATTTTCTATGGTCATGTTCATGATGTTCAGGCTTATACTAAAGCTAATTATGAGCAAAAGCCAATTGTTGGGCAAAGTTTAGGCTGCCTTTGTGATTTAAACCCTAGTTATCGAAGAAATAAGCCTAATCGCTGGGTAAATGCTTTCGGGGTTTTCTTTTTTGATTCTAAAGGATATTTTACTTATTATGTTCCGATAATTATTAATGGGAAATTTACTTGGTGCGGAAAAACTTATTCGAGAAAAAGGAGATGAAGAAATGAAAATTTGTCCTGAATGCGGTAAAAAAATGATAAAACGATATGAGAATTATATTTACCCTACCAATCCCCCTCAACGACCATGGTATTGGTGGTGCGGATGTGGATATAGAGAGGATGGTGGAATAGATATGGGTTTTACTGAAGAGGAAATATATCGTTTAGAATGGGAAATAGTTAATAAAGAAGGATAAAAATGCCTTATATTAAAAAAGAACGCCGAGAGATTCTTAATTCAAAGACTCAGTTCCCTGAAATCAAGACGCCTGGTGAATTAAATTATATGATTGTGCGGTTAATATGTTTTTACTTGACAAGGAAGCCTCGATTATGCTACACTGATTATAACGAAGTTATTGGGGTGCTTGAATGCGTAAAGCAGGAATTTTTCAGACGACGGATAAACCCTTACGAGGAAGAAAAACAAAAGGAAAACGGGGAGGTTTTCTTTGAAAAATAAAAATAATTTTTTACCTAGATTATATGCCTATATTCAAGGATTATATCCTCTTTGTAAATACACTGGATTAGTTTTATGGTGTCCCAGTTGGGAAAAATTCAGTAAAGAAGATATAGAAAAAATTATAAAAACATTTAAAGATTATTGTGATTCTGAGGAAAGAGAAAAGAATGATGCTTAAGATTTACTTGGCTGGCGATATTGCCAAAGAAGACCGCTGGCGACCTAAAGTAATGAAGGCTCTTGAAGGTCTGCCTGTGGAGTGGCTGTCGCCTATTGACCAGATAGATTATGGATATTATCGCCTAAAGAAAGAGCATGAAGAGAACAAGGTTTTTTTGTTCGCCGACTACATGAAGATTGACAGGGCGGATATAGTCTTTGCTTACCTTCGTCGATGCGACAGTAGGCATTCGGGAACATCGGCCGAGATAGGGTATGCCAGAGCGAAAGGAAAGTTTATAATTTATATTAACGATATGCCTAAAACTGAGGCGTATTTATATGAGTTTGTCCAAAGGACGGCCGATATAGCGTTTACTAAATTACGGGATGGGATTGAGTTTCTTAAAGATTTTGTGGCGGAAATGAATTACTTGCCCGAAATGTCTAACCGTTAGACAAATGGAGGATAAAATGAGAATTGAGAATTTACTTTTAATAAGCGATGAGATTAATAAAAAGGCCAGAGAATTACTGGTCGCCAAGAATACTGATTATGCGTTCAGTAATGATGTATATTACAATTTTAATACTCTGACCGAGCTATGTAAGATATTCGATATAGATGTTAAGACACCAATCGGGGTAATAAAGTTTTTTATCCTTCATAAACTGGTAAGATTGATGAAATTAGCGGGCGGAAATACTCGGCCGAAGAACGAATCGTTGATTGATACTGATGTAGATTTAAGGAATTATATGGATTTATTAATCGGAAAGTTAAAGGAGGGTAAAAATGAAAAAGAAACAGAAGAAAGAAAAAAAAGAGGAAAAAATTGAGGGTGAAGTTAAAGTGTTACCGCTTACAGCGTTGGATGATGATAGGTTAGTGGATATGTTCTTAATGCTCCAAGCAAATGTTGATAGCCATGGGCCTTACTTATGTAGTGGTTATGGGATATATCAAGAGCTGGGCAGGGAAATACAAAGAAGACTTTTAAGAAAGGAAATAAAAAAGGCACTATCAGAAGATTAGGGGGATAAAAATGTGCCAGACACAAGCCGACTTATACTCTCGTAAATGTTGGTGCTGCGGTAAACAATTTGTTACTGACAGCCCGTTTATTAGATATTGCTCAAACAGTTGTCGAAAGAAACATTTATCCTCCGCCGAAGCTAGGCGGGAAATTTTATTTCCATCAAACAGAAAGGATAAAAGGCGTGGGTAAGCAAGTAATACAAGAACATCATCTTATTTATCCAGCACCAGACCGACCAGAACAAGAGGAAACGGTAATGCTTACCAAGGGCGAACATAAAATAGCGACTTTAATGCAATGGTATTGCCGAAAGAAAGTAAGTAAAGGGTTTATTAAATGGTTAAAGTTTTTCTTGGCTCTTAATGAGGATAGAGCAATAGAATTAAAGGAGGAGAGATGAAGACTTATAGTGTAATGAACGGAGAACCGCAGTATTATGAATTTAAAAAGGCTTATTGGTTTACTTGTTGCGATTGTGGGTTATCCCATATGGTCGTTTTTGAGCAAAAAGGAAAAAATAAGATTTCCTATGTTGTTTACCGTGATGATTGGGAGACCTTAAAGAATAGAGAACGGATGAGCAACGAACGCCTTGATTGGCTTATTAAAACATTACAGGCCGAAAAACGGCGAAGGAAAAAGTTAAAAAAGGAGGGTAAAAATGTATCGGAAAGTTAAGACTTATAACCAGATTAAACTGGAATCGGGGAGTATTACAAAGCCAATAATCTCCTTAGAAGATGAATATGGGGGGAAAGCTCATGTTGTAATGGATGATAAGCGATATGTATTAGTGCTGAAACACAACCAGAATAGAGAAGAAGTTTATCGCCCGACTTATTGGTGGCTTCCAGAGGCTATTAAAGCATTAAATCTTTAATAGAAGGGGGCTGCTATGCCTCTTTATGTTTTTAAATGTAAGTGGTGTGGAACGACTAAGGAAGTCCTGCTACCCAGTAATAAGTATATCCAGTTTGCGATGGAGACTACTCCCTGCCCGAAATGCCGTAAAAGAGAATGGGAGAAACTACCGACTATCCCGTTCGTCCATTTTAAAGGGGCGGGATTCTATGAGACAGATTATAAAAAATCTGTTGACAATGATGATTAAATAGGATATAATGGAAGAAGAACAATGATTAGATGTTATATTTGTGGACGGGAAGTTAAGGGCAATATAAGAAAAGACTGTGAAGTAATCTGTGGGCGTTGTGCCATGAGATTAGTAAAATATATCCAAGGGCTGGAGAAAGAGTTTAAAACTGAAATTAAAAGCAAGAAACAAGCTATGACGTTCGAGCAAAAACGGGCTGAGAAGGCCGTAGAAAAGCGGAAAATGGCTTCCAAAGGGTCTGGTATTCATTCGGGTATAAACTCGTCTCTACGGGCGTCTGAGGGCGTTCTAGAGGGTAATTTCGAGGGGGGTAGTGCCCCTAAAAACTGGTGGGAAGCATGGGAAGGGATTAATCGGGCGGAAATGCCTTTATCTTGGAATGATTTATTAGGGTGAAGATAATGGATAAAGAAACGCTTGGGGCCTTGAAAGAATCAATAAAGAAATGGGAAGATATTGTTGGGGGCGAAGGTGTAGATAGAGGTGGTGATAATTGTGCTTTATGTCATTTGTTTTATAAAAAAAGATGCGTGGGATGCCCTGTTTACCTAAAAACAGGAGAACCAGACTGTCGTAATACACCCTATGTTGAATGGCTTATACATCAAGTAGAGACGCATAATATATTTATTGGAGAAATTTTTGGATACGGAATGGTATGTCCTGTTTGTAAAGAACGAGCAGAAGCAGAATTAGAATTCCTAAAAAGTTTATTACCAAAGGAGAAGTGAGATGTTTAAATTACTCTTAATTTTATGGGCGGTGAATTTAGCGTTACTATTATGTGGATTTGTTTACTTGCGGTCTAGGATAGAGGGATTAAGAAACAAAACAGATATAAAGGTTGTTTATACGGATAAAATAAGTTCTCGGATGATGGTGACAAAAGAATATTGGCTTCCAGTAAATAGGATTCTAAATGAGTTATTGAGATATCTTAAACTGACTATTTATTACAGCCCGTCCAGACAAATAAAGCTGGACGAAGTTTTAGATATAAGAAAGGGGAAACGAAATGTCTGAAGACCCTATTGTTTATGTTTATTACATTGAGACGGTAATTGGGGACATAGGGAATCAACAAAGGAATAGTTTTTTACTGGTCGCCCAAGATGAAGAGGATGCTATCGATAAGTTGGGCTACTATGATAAAGCATTCGCCCAGAATGTAGATTTTATTATCAATATGGGTAAATGGGAAGGAACGTTTGGAGTCAGAGAGTCTCTTGATAAAGATGAAATAGTAGATGTTCCATGGAGAGAGAAATGAAAAAGAAAGAAGTTAAATACATAGTTGATGTTCCTGTGTCTTTTATTGAATTTTGTTATAAGAATGCTAAAAGCAAACAGCAAAAGATGAAAATCAAAAAATTATTAGACCAAGCTAAAAGAGAAAAATGGAAAAGAAAAAAGACTTAGACTATTATTTAAAACTACGCTATAAAATTGAACTAACCCCCACACCAAAAGAATGGGGTGGCGGATGGAGAGCAGAAATACCAGAATTAGGTAGATATGCCTTTGTGGGAGATGGTGAGACTATTGAGGAAGCCTTAGCTCAATTAGAAGAAATAAAACGAGATTATTTTGAGGATTGGTATAAAAAGGGAATAGAAATACCAGAACCCGATGATTATTTTCCATTTACAGAAGAAATCGTAATTCAGGAAAATTATTTTTTAGGCCTTAAACATGGATTAGAGACAGCGAGGAATAAGGATGCCCAAAGTAAGAAAGAGCAATAAATTTTATACGGGTGATTTTCTAGCTCAGTTTCAAGGGATTAAGGTTTATAGGAAAAAGGACGGGAATACGACTAATGACGGGTGGTATATTCATTGGAATCATGTTTATAACCGTATAGGTATCGCCCCGTTTTTTGACTGGAACGGGCAAATACATTGGAAGCGAACCAAGGGAAATAAAGGAAAATCGGGCAAGTATATGGTGGTTTATTTTCCAGTAGAGTATAGCAACGAGATTATTAAAGCAATAAAGAAGATAGCTGGCGACCAGGATGATATTCCACGGGATAGTGATGTGGCGTATGGAGAAGATATAGGAGAGTTATTGTAATGGAAAAATTTAAATTTAGTATCGAGGCACAATTTAAAGGTGGGGATTTATTAATCAAATGTAAAGCTAAAACTACAACTACCGTAACTTATTCTCTATTTATTCCAGAACAGGCAATAGCCCCTTATGAATTTAAATCAGGAGAATTCGAAAAGGCTCTATCGAACGGGTTATGTAAAGACCTTGCTGTTTCTTTCTTAAAAAGAGTGGCAACTAAAGCTCGATGGGAATGTCATCTCTCAAGGGTAGAGCTTCTTTCTGATGAAGAGATAAAAGAGATAGAAGAGAAATTAAAAGCTAATACCCCGTCACGGGATTTCTAGCTCTACTAATCATTCTATTCCTTCGGCGATTCCATTCTTCAAGGTCACTTACTTTCTTCCTGCGACCAAAGAATTTATAGAACTTAGCCAACATATCAAGTAAATCTACGGTTAAAGAGTTGGGGTAATTGATTATTTCATGCCTTAAATCAGCCATTGACCTATGAATATATATTTCACCGTTAAATAACGGACTAATCAATGCTTGAATGTCTATATCTTTCGCATCTTTTCTAACATCAGCTTCCATTGGGGAAATAGGTAAAGCTATTCCCCTTTCTCTAGCTGCTTCTAGAATATCTCTTCGTATATATTCCTGGGCAGCTACTGTTTCTATTTTCCAATGAACAACATTACATTCCTTATGGGCTTTAAAGATTTCGTCAAGAAAATCCGAGGGAGTTTTCAATCTTTTTGACCATGTATATCTTACAAATTTCTTGATTGAATTTTTAGGCTGCCCAGCAACTAAAATAGCATTCTTGGAACTTCGCTTAGTTAATTTCTTTTCAGTAAATCCACCAGGGTCGATAAGTCCATACCATAAAATCGAGTTAACAGGAAATTCTTCGCCATCATCGTCGCATACAATTATATCCTGCCCATTTTCGTCTTTCTCAAAATGATAATATCTTATCCAATCAGCTTCAAATTTATTGAATCCTTCACTACTTTGAGGCATATTCATATGTTGACACCAGAAGATAACTTGTCTTTCTGGGTCAGCTTTCATTTCTTTATATATTGAGGTAGGAAAGAGAGGGAAATTACTTTCCTCTTCCTCGACTTTAGGATTATTAATATAATGAATATTGGGTCGCTGTCGCTTTTTACATAATTCAGTTGATTTGAGGGCGGGAACTATTTTCCATACATATTGCGGATATTTTTCCTGAATATAGCAGAAGAAATCTCCTAATGCCCAATGAGTCCCCACTATCTTAATTCTACTTCCATTAGCATCTGTCCAATCTGGATTCTTTAATAATTCGTTTACATTATCAAACCACCTCATAGCATCTTCAAGAATAGATGGCGACTCAATAGCTCTTTCTCCAACAAGGTCGTCTATATGGATAAAATCATAATGCCCTGATTGTGCTGCCCCGCCTACACCAATAGCCTGAATAGATGGTTCAGCATAAATGCCTTTACGAGGTAATTCGATAGCAGTTTTTGACCATCTGTTTTTCTTTGTCCATTCTTCTGTAACATCTTTTAATCTGTCATAATAAACTTTTCTTAAAAGTTCATTGTATAAGAATTGTTTTTGAATCCAATCCATGAAGTTAGTAACAATTCTTTCATTTTCCGAAGCGACTAACTGTCGACATTCAGGGTTTTGAAGATAATTCCAAACAACATTCCATCTAGTAAATACAGTGCTTTTAAACCAATCTCTGGGTAGAGCAATTCCTATTCTCTTGTTTAGGGGATTTTGAATAAAGTCACAGATGGGCTTATGAATTTCTTTGCTTACATCTCCGCCCGCTTCGGGAACAGAGCCACCGATAATTTTGACAAAATAAAAGAAGGATGAGTCACAAAGTTTTCTAAGGAAGGCGATAGAGTATTTCATGGTTATTCATTGAGAATCTGCTCAAGCAATTTTTCCTCTTCGGGGCTTAATTCTGGCTCTTTCTTTTTGGGTTCTTCTTTCTTTTCTTTACTCCCCACTCTTTCGGGCTGAAGGATACCTAGCATTCGGCTGATAATCTTTATAGCTTCATTTTTATCTTTGTTACTGGCGTCTGGGTCGTCACGGATAGCAATAGCGACCTGTAAATTCTTCTCCCATTGGTCAATATGTTTTGCCCGCCATTCGGCTAATGCTTCTTTCAAGACTTTCTGCTTCAGCTTTTCCATTGATTTCGACATATCGCTTCACTCCCCCTGTAGATTGGAGATATAATAAGAATAAACCATGAAATCCCTCTTGTTTAAGAAGGCGGTAATATCTAAGGTCGGCTTTAGAGAACCTAAAAATAAAATGATGGTTATGGATAACAACAATAAGGTCAGAGATTTTATAACCATCTTTAGCTAATATCTCTTTAAGATAATAAATCGGGATAATAATCTGATTGTCTAATCGGTTAGACAATGTATAAATCTTACCATCCCAAGTCTGGAGCAATAAAATTTCAAATGGCTCTTTAAACAGCTCTTTATAAAGGTCGGCCTTAGAAACATATATAGCTATATCTTCAGGAGAAAGGTTAAGATGGCCAGGTATAACAAATATGATAAATATGATAGTGACCACCAAAACCTTTCTCATACCATTATCCGAATAAAAAATGTTTTAAAAGCAAAGTAACAATAGTTACTATTAATGCCACAGTTCCCCCGATAGCCCCGACTTTTACCTGAACGCCTGTGATTCTTGTTTCTAGCTTCTCAAGGCGGTGCTTAATTTCTTTCTGCGAACCAGCAATATCTTCCAATGCCCGTTTAACATAACCCTGCCATTCAGCGGTTTTCATCTTGAAATCCCCGTTAATCTCTCCCATTCTATCCTCCTAGAATTTCAAATTAATACCTATATAAGGTTTAGAATTTAAGAAATTGTAGCCAGCTGTCAAGCTGAAAAGATAAGAATTTTTATTATCGCTTAGTTCCCAGATTTTATATTTAAGACTAAGCCCGATTAAATAATCATCGAAATATCTATTCTTAACACCTACGCCAATCTCTGACCCAAGATAAAATCGCCACACTCGGATATAATCTAAAGAAAGGCAATGATATATTTTGTTGCTGGCGACCAAAGAATATCCGAACTTAAATTCGGGGGCTATTAATTTAGGCTTCCATTCTGTTATAGTAACTTTGACTTCCTGTCCTGCGACCGTATAAAAATTTGACTTTTTATCCTCTACCAGAATAATGTTAATCGTTCGCCCTTCTAGTGTTTCAGTTTTGAGTTCAATTGTTCTCTTTACTAGTTCAGAAGGGATGGGGAGTTTCTTTTTTTCTACGGGCGGTTTATCGGGAGTAATAGGCGTCTTAACTACGGGCGGGCGGTAAACCTCTTTCTTAATAGCTGGACTAGACGGGGTTTCTACTTTGGGTTCATTACATTTCTGAAGCTGGATAACACCCCAAATAAGAGCCAATACTAAGATTAACAGTAAACCTGACCGCAATATGTTATTAACGATGCTCAAAATTTTGATATACTTACTCATTTTTTGAATTATATTTATCCTGTTTCTGAATAAGGCGTTTAGTAATAAAAGCCACAAAACCAATTGTTAGTTGAGTAGCGAAGGCAAGGAAAGGGGCGTCGGGGTAATATGTAGCCCAGATATACGCCCCTATCATGATGAGACAGTAGATAACAAGGGCAATAGAGCTGGTTATTATTAACTTTAACATTAGTCTTGCCTAATCCCTATTATGGCTTCAGCATGACTCATTCCTTTTTGGCGACGACGCAAATATTTCATAACTTGTGATGTTCCAGGAATACCTAAAAGCCTTCCGATTGTTTCAAGGTCTTGTTTATTTAACTTTGTTGGGTCAAGTTGAGTAAGCATTTTAGTAAGAAGCTGCATCGTTCCTTCAGCTACCTGTAAAGCTGCTGGCCATGCTGTCCTGTAAGGCGTTGACCACCTAATAGCACCACCAATAATTGGAACTTGCTCCATCATTTCTTTTAATCCTTCTCCGATTACTTGTTTGGTTTCTTTCCCTTCTTCTATTGCTCGTTGAACAGCCCATTCTGGTGATGGGAATGGCGAACGAATATTTAATCCTTTTTCAAATAAAGCATTGATAATGGCAGTAGCTAATACAAGGCGGGCAATACGGGCAACCTTCTCCCCAGGAGGAATTTTAGCCCTAAATACTTCTTTAGATAAAAAGTTCCATTCATTTATAACAAATGTTTGAAAGATAGTCGCCAGCCTACCCATAGTAGTTCGTTGGATTTTAGCTATATCACTAGGTTGAGCCGACGCCTGAGTCTTAGTAACAATATCATCCGCATAAATTCTGGCTTCTGATTTACTTAATCCAAGGCCACCTTTATTTCGAGGGGTAATAGCTTTCCTATAAGCACCTAACCATGTTGCGGTGGCTGCTTCCATATCCAGCCACTTCATTAATAGAAGCCCTTTTTGAGCCATAAATCTGATTGCTTCTTGAGGTTTACTCAATAAGATTGACCGTAACTTTCCTGGATTATTCGTAAAAATATCTGTGGCATGAACATCAAACTTACGACTCTTTAATACTCGACTATTCTCTAAGGCGAATTTTCGTTGCGAGGGAATAACGTTCCTAATTAAACCATCAGCAAAAAATCTTTCTCCCAAGATAATATAGCTGTTTCTTAGTGCTGTTGGCTGAATGAGTCCAGGGCGGACATTAAAAGATAATACTGAAGTTCCTATATTTCGACTTAATTTCCTGGCTTTATCTTTAAACCATGCTGGTAATTGTTCTCTCACCATCTGGCCAGCATTATAGTCAAGCCACTGTTCTACTTCATTAGCAAGAATAGGTGCTTGTTCTCTTAATGAAATTCTTTCGCCAGTAGGTAAAGTTACATCACTTAGCATCAGTCTTCCTTTGGCTATTACAGGGGCTTTATGAATAAACCTTAAAGCGGTATTCATATAATTAGTAAAAACATTAAAGAAGTCTAACTCAACTGGTGCTTTAATATGTTTTCTTGGAATAGCATATTTAAAAGCGGGAGCATTCAGATGGGTTTCTAATACTTTCATATCTCGTTCGGCTATAAGGCTGTGTCCTAATTGTTCTAAGGTGGCAGCATTTCGCATAAAAGTAAAATAATTTTCAACTTTTTTAATCGGTTCTAACCCTGCTAATTCTCTGGCTCTATTTATTTGATTAAATGTTTCCTCTAAAATTCCTCTAACTTGATTATATATTTGTTGTTCTTGTGGTGTTAATTTAGGAATCTTCTTAATTCCCATGGATTCTAAGATAGCTTTACCACCTTTCTGCTGAGCTATAGCATAAATACCAAGTCTTCTAGAGGAAACATTTTTCATTCGCTTGAATTCTTTAACTGTTTTTTTGATGTTATCAAACTCTCTAGCCTGGCGGTCTTCGGCTGTTTTGATGGGGTCATATATAAGTTTCTTTAAAATTGGATAATCTTCGAATATTCGTATAGGGTTCTCTATCCACCATTTTAATTTTTTAGGTGGTAAATCTCGAACATTCTTTAAGGGTTCAACTTCATGGCGGGCTAATACCTGAGAATTCTCATTAAATTGTTTTACTATTTCAACTGGTCTATTGGTCGGTAATACATAAGGTTCATTAGGCCTGAATTCAACCACCCCTTCAACTGGTTCTGGCCTAACCTCTTCTTTTATTCTTGGCTTTACAACTTCTTTCTTTATTTGTTCCCTAGCATATTTTTGAGCTGATTCCAAAAGAGTCTTATCTAATTCTTTTAATCCCTTAAAAGGGTCTATTCCAAAATATACTTCTTGAGTCTCTGGCGTAGGAATTTCCCTTAATCCTTCAGTAACCCTAGTTTCTATTGCCCCCTCTGCTATCCCCGGCTTAACTTCCTCATAAATACCCATTTCGGACAGAATTCTTTTTTCTTCTGGGGTTAATTCCTTTCCAGTTCTTAATTTTTCATATACCTGTTGAGTAAATTTACGTTCTGCTTCAGTAACTCTTTCTACTGGTTTTTCAATAGGTCTTTCGATAGGCTCTACTTCAGTGGTAATTCTTTCTTTAACATTTCTAATTATTTCTTGAGGATTTATTACTTCCCCCCTTCTCCATATCTGCCCCGTTTCAGTTGCTTCAAAAGTGGGGGCTGGCATTAAGGCTTTACGGGCAATTTTTTGCTGGGCTTCTTTAGCTAGATTATTTAATTCTTTTTCATATAATCTTAACTCTCTAGCTATAACATCTTGAACTGGTCGTCCTCTTAAAGAAAAATAAGTATAAAGCAATTCATTAAAGAATGTCTGAGGAGAAATCCCTTCAAATGAATACTCGCCAGCTAATTTCCCAAGGACTCTCGAACCAATCTGGCGAACAATCATATTAAGGGCGGGGTATTTAGTTGGAGTAAGAAGGCCAGTTAAAGCGAATACCGTGCCAATCTTAGCCCCAGAAACAGCTCTCTCTGGAGTTTCCTCTGGTCTTTCTCCTATTTCAGCTAATCCTGATGCTATTCCTAATGTCGCTGCTTCTCTAGCAAAATATTTTCCTAGTGCTTTTACCGCCTGTCCACCTAATTTTTTACTAACCCCTGGAATAAGTTTTAATAATCCTTTGGTTACATATTTACCTAAAAGTTTCTCTCCACCCTTGACTATTAAACCAGCACCCTTAATTGGTAGGCCCAAAAATCCAATAAATCTTCCGACTTGCTCAATTAATTGCTCCGTTTCGGTGGGTTCTGGTAATTCCTCTAACCCTAAAACTTTTGGGCCAAACCCCAATGTTCCTTCCGCCCCTAATCCATAGAGAAAAGCATACCCTTTTCTGGCAACTTGTTTCTCAAGTGGTAATTGTGGTTCACCTTCTTCTACTTGTTTCATTCGTAAAATAGTCGCAATATCTGGCTTTTCGTATTTAAGACCAGCAATACTTTCAATTTTAACGCCCGCAGTCTCTGATTGATTTAAAATATCTCTATATCGTTGTAAAAGAGGGTCTGTTGTAGTTTGGGTAGAAACAGATTGCGATTCTTCTAGTATTCTTCGATATTCCTCAAGCCAGGGGTCAATCATTCCATTACTCATTTTTCTTTACTTCATATTCATAACCCAAAATCTTTTCACCATACCAAAGGTCAGGATTATCTAGCCAGAATTTAAACCATCTCATATCCCAACCTTCTTCTCTTCGCTGCCTTGCTACTTCTTTTAAAATCTCATCTTTCCCAAGATTTATTCTTCCTGCCCTCATATTCTCTATAATATTCCTTACTTCGTCTGCCATATCGAGATAAGTTTTAACAATCCTTCTGTCTTCTTCTGTCGCTACTCCATTCTTTAATCTTGCTAATGCTATATTGAATTTCTGGGGAAATCTAAGGTCAATTCCTTGGGGAATGAGGGCTAATACATCTTCTGTCTTGGGTTTAATTAATACCCTCTCTATTTTACCTTTTGGTTGTGTTCCAAATCGTTGCTTAATGTAATTATTATAAAGCGTTCTAATATTTCTAGCGATATTTTCCCTGGCATTCATAACCTGATACTGAGTCAAATCGCCACCTGATTTCTGAATGCCTAATAAAGTTTTATATCCCTCTTTAAACTCATTACTACTAATAACACCTTGTTTATAGGCTTCTTTAATCTCTTTTAATTTTTCTCTAAAAGTGCTTGGTTGTCTATATTTAGCCCTTATTTTCTCGGTCTCTTCTGTCATTCTTAATCTTTCTTCTGGAGAAGTATAACCAAGAACTGCTGGGATTGTCTCTGATAATGGTTTCCCTGTTGCTTCTGAAAGAGCCTTAGCTTTTATTATCCAATCGGCTGGTTTATATAATCGTTGCTCCTCAAGTTCCAGTCCTTTCTCAGTTAACCCCACTCTTTTTTGAGCTAATTCGTACTCCTTCTGCCATTGTTCCTGTTTTAATTGTTGCTGCTCCTGTAATTGCTTAAGAGCATAGAGCTGCTGAAGCATTGTTCCTATGCCCCCAATATTCGGGTAAGGCGAAAAAGGGTTATAAAAAGGATTCTGCTGGGTCATCTGCCCTAATACTTGCATCGGATTATAGTAAATAGCCATTGCCTTACTCCTTAACCGTATTGATAATCCCAAGGATTAGGCTGTGTAGGGGAAGACATATACATAAAGGAATTCTGTTGTCCTTGGTTACCGCCCAATATCCATGGTAAAACAGACGGAACAATACCGAGTAGTTGCGTCAGGAAGGAAGGTTGATACATCTGAGGAGCATAAGCAGGTTGATTGCCCATCATTCCAAACATCGCCTGCATCCAGGGCGGGAACATCTGATTCATCTCAAGCTGTTGCTGAATAAGAGCTTGTCTCATCATCTGGTCAGATACTTGAAGCGGTAACTGGGCATACATTCCACCAAGTCCAGTAAGCCCGCTAAGAGCCTGTAACTGAGCCTGTAATGCTGCCTGAGTTAATCCAGCCTGACCTTGACCATAAGTATATAATTGGCCAAGAGCAGATAATTGACGCTGTCTAGCAGCTTCTAAGGCAGCTAATTCTCTAGCTTCTCTTTCAAGGCCTGTCTGAGCTGCGATTCTACCTGCTATATCCTGGGCGGTTCTACCCAAAGGTGTTGACCAACGAAGACCAGTAAGGCCAGCTTGTTCAGCAGCGTTGGCTATCTGGTCAGCTATAGCAATATCAGAAACTTGCTTAGCCCTTTGATACCATCCTTCCTGAGAGACGGGAAGCCCCGTTCTAGCTATACCACTTAAGATATTACTTCCAATTGTCCATTGCCAAGGCGTAGGAAGTTCTATACCGCCAGCTAACTGGGAATATATGCTACTAGCCATATCCCATTGCCAGGGATAATTAAACTGAAATTGGTCAGTAAATTGGTCGGTAGAAAGGTAACGTTCTCTGGAAGGGTCTTGCTGAATAAGGTCTCGCCAATTTGGCGGAAGGTCTCTTTCTGGGTCAAATTGGCTAAATTGACCTGGCATTTGTAGATTAGGCAAAAAAGGTTGAGGTTGCCATGGAGAAATACCCATAGGAAAATTTGTATTCATGTTTCGCCCCCCAGAGTATTGAGACCAAAATTTATAAGGATTAGCCCCAATCCTCTTTGGAAAAGTTTCTTTTAATAATTCTGGAGTAACTTCTATTCCTTTCCGTGACCATTCTCTTAATTTGTTAAATAATTCATCTCGCAATGTATATCCAGTATAAGGATTCCAGATAACTCCAGCACCTTCGGGATAATCAGGTAAACCAACTAACCATTTGGGATTTCTATAAAAAGAAACCCCCTGAAAAAGCGATGGGTTTATATATGTAGGCCACCCCTCCATCTCCTCAATGGCTTTAGCTCCCTTTGGTATTTTAGTGAGGTCAATCATCATACCCCTCCCATCGAGGGGGTTTGTGTAGGCGAACCATATGGAGAACCTAAGTCTTGAAATCTCTGCCACCACTGGAGAAAATCAGCTAGATTAATAGAATAAGGGTCACCCCCTCTTGCTCTTAAATAAGTTTGAAGAGTTTGTGGGGCAATACCCATATTTTGAGCAAAACTCATAAGTTGATTTAATGTTCCAGATAAAGGTGGCTGCTGTGGAGCTTGAGGAGAATAAGCGGGTGAAGCATAAGGAGATGGCCTAAATGCCATATTCTGTCCAACAGTCACTCTTGGCGTAGCTCCTCTATATGTTTGTGGCGCTCTATAATAAGGCATTCCCGTGGAAGTTAAGGTTACTGGTGGTGTAAATCCCCCGCCAATCATAGGTGTTTGTAATGGGCTACGGCTCGGTTGAAAAGAATAAGGATTATATAATCTATATTGACTGGGATGCCATGCCTTAACCTGAGGTTCATTTTGTTGTCTAAGATGCATAGGGGGAAGCCCAATTAACGGTTTATTATATGGACTGGTGGCTAGCAAAGGATTCCGTCGCTGGCTTCTTGAATATGGATTATAGTAACGCATTGTTAGCCTCCTCTAAATATCTTGTCCGCCAGACATCCTTCATTAACTTATCCCACTCTTTTTTTGCTTTATCAAACTGACTGGTTAATGGCGACCATGGTTGTTTCATAAACCTTATATATCTAGTCTGAGTGGGATTCTGGGGAAAGATATTTATAAAATAAGAAGTCTCTAAATAATTTTTCATCTTTACATAATATCTACCTAAATTCTTATCCCTGCCGAATTCCGCCTTCTTCCTCCACCTTCTCTTTTCTTTTTAGCTCTTACTCTTTTAAAAGACCTTCTAAACGAACCAAATAAATTAGACGGTAACGGACTTATTCTGCCAGGCGTGACTCCACCGCTGAATGGAGAAGGTAATGGTCGTCTAGGAATACCTGGGGGAATTGGTTGTTCGAACGGAGAAGGAGAAGGGGGTAAAAATGGAGAGGGAGAAGGAGTAAAGAAATAGGGCGGTAATGTTATGGGAAAATTATTTCTTATGCGATTAAAATACCAATTCCGCCAAGCTTCTTCTGGTGAAGTCCATCCTGATGGGGGGGGTGGGTTATTTGGATTCCACCATAAACTCATTTTTTCCTCCTTTTAAAAAGCTAATCCTCTTTTCATTGGAAAATCGCCCCTAGGTAACGCACCTCCACCGCCACGTAACATCATAGGATTAATTCTAGTCTGATTCATAAGGTTTTGAAAAACCTGCGGACTCCAACCTAATCCTGTCCAATTCATGGGTTGCCTAGGCATCATTCCACCAAAAAATCCACCAGTAGGTGTCTGTGGCATTGAAGGGTAAGGGCGTCCAAGAAAAGTGTTATAAAGGATATTCATAGCATCATAAGCACCAGGGGAAACGGGCGGTGCTGACATACTTAAATAAGACATCATTCGCTGAGCAATAGCATTCCTTAAGGCTTGTTCCTGCGGGGAAAGCATGGGTTGATATTGAATGGGTTGACCTTTAAAAATATCGTCTCCCCCGCCACCAAATAATTTCCCCAATAAACCAGCCCCCGCTGATATTAAAGAACCAAGAACAATAGGGTGCATTTTTGCCTCCTAAAATAATCTCCTTAGCAAAATGTTTGTATAAAACTTACCATCCCATTTGAATCCATATTTCTGACGCCCCTCAATCTTGAAGCCCAGCATCTCATAAAGTTTAGCCATTTTCTCATCGGGCGTTTGAGTAAATAAACGCTTTAACTCAAAAGCATCAGCAATAAGTTTAATAATTTTCTCTACGTCTTTATGGATTCTATGGGTATATTTATCAAAAAGCATAAGGACAAATTCACCCTTATGCCCTTTAAATACATTCATAAACCCAACTATTCCCTTCATGTTGCCAATCTCGTAAAAGACATTCAAGGGATTAAGCAGGCTAGCATAAATTAACTGCCAAATAGCGTCATAATTCCGCCCCTCATCAGGCATCCATAATGGCCGTTCGTAAAGTTGTTCAGCGATGATTGCTAACCTCTGGTCATTCTGAAAATCCTTTACTATAAACGGTTTTAATCTTGGTGATGGTGCTATTAGCTTTTTAATAATCTGTCCATCTAGCTGTTTCACGCCATTCCTCCAATACTTTTGGGGTAATAAAATAACCGACATCTATATGAATAAAAGTGCCAGTTTCCTCATAAGTTCCCCGTCTTAATTCAGGTAACCATCTCTCAATTAACTGGTCTAACATCCTAACTTCCTGAACTGAATCAAGGTCTAAATCCAATGCTAATCCAAAAAGATGGATGCTTAATTCTGCCCCGCCAATTGCTCGATTAAATTTCGGGCATCTGTAACCACTGGAAATCCTGATTGGTTTTCCCCATTTCTCTCGTATCAACTCAAAGGATTCAAAAAGAATATTATAAGGCATTATAATACCATGTTTCTCTAAATCATAAGGTATCCGCTGGCAGCATGGACATTCATATTCTTTCCTGAGGATATATGGGGCGATATATTTTTTATCCATGGCTCTCCATGAGTTTTGCTTTTTGGGTCATTATACCGATAAAATATGAATATTAAAATTTGTTGCGTTTTCTGCTCCAATAATATCCTTTGTGGTTCCACTTTTTTGCTGTAGTTGAATTTTTACAACATCACCCACAACCAAATCTAAATGCCCCATTATAAAAACCAAAAGATTTTTCGAGTCTGTTGGTTGCCACACAATAGAATATAATTTTGAAACACCATTAACTAACACCTGAAGTTCAAGCGGGGTGTCAACTGGCATATTTACAGTTGCTCTTGCTGTTATTTCATATGTTCCCGAAGTTGGGACGGTAAATTCGCCTGTAGATGTATCATATGAACCACTATAATCATACCATTCAGTATCAAAAATTATTGTTGTATATGTATTAGTAGGAACCGATTGATTTACTGAAAGATATGCTCCAGCTTTCGCTGTCGTTTGGGGGAATTTACTACCAAGATTCAACCCCGCAAAACTTGGACTGGCAGTCGTCCTTACATCCTGGTCAAGATGGTAGGTATCTACTGTATCAGCATCCTTTCCTGTTAATGTAGCTGGAATACGGTCGAGATGTATTGTCTCAATACCAGTCAAATCCCATCTAATATGCTCCTCAGCCACAAAATTTAAAAGGGAATCATGGTCAATTTGAGAATCATTAGTAGAAATAGTTATATTCCCGCCTGCTCCACCATCACTAATGCTAATTCCCGTTCCTGCTGTCAATACTCTTTCATTACTCAAATCAGCTTCACTCGTAACCGTTACATAAGATGCTGTGTCTGGAGCTAGGCCAGTCGTAGAAAGAGTATAGGTAGCATGGTCATAGTTAAGGCCAGAACCTATATCTACCCACTTTATTGCCCCGTCAATATCATCCCAAAGAAGCAATCTATCATCATTCGGGTCAGAAAGATTTTCTAGGCCTAAATGGCTAAGATTAACCGTAATAGTAGAATTAGCTCCACCATCGGTTATGCCTATTCCTGTGCCAGCAGTTAATACTCGTTCATTGGTTAAATTATCATTACTTGATACTACTACATAAGAAGCATCAGGATTGGCTTCTCTTTGTATATCCTCAATTAACAAATAAGAATTTTCAGTCAAGGCTATATATAATCTCTGGAGATAATCCCGAATAGTAGAAACATCCGTTAAGCTTTCAGGAAATGGTAAATTTAATACTCTTTCAATAGGCATTAACTTACCTCAAACCATTCACCCCTAGGCGTAACAAACGCCTTTAAGCTATTCCATTCAAACTTAGTGGACGCTGATTCTGATTCAATTTTAAACATAAAATAAAGTCCCGTAATTCCGCTAGTTTGGTCAAGAAAATAAAAATCAGCAGTCTTTACTTTACCATCGCCCGTTCCGAGTGTCCTTGAGCTACTAACCCAAGTAACCCCATTATCAGTGCTAATATAAATTGTTACTGGCGTATTAGCCGATACATCTCGATATTCTAATCTTACTTTATCTACTGTTTTAAAAATATCACCTAATTTTGGGTCGGCGTCTGAAAAATCTAATGCTTTACTTACCCAGGTAGCTTTTATCTTTTCCCCCGCATCGCTTTCAAAGTCGCCATAAAGGAATACCTGCCCGTTCTCGCCAATTATATAATCATAATAAATCTGGCCTAAATCAACGACGCTAGCAGAATCCGTTACTGCTATATCACGCTGAAAATAATCTGTGTATGTAGCCATTAGAGTGTCCCCGCCCCATTAATAACATCGTCAAATTGATAAATTGACCATTCTTTATTTTTATAATTCCAAGTAAACGCTAATAAACCATCGCTGGTATTAGCAAACCAGGAAATTTCATTCTTTCTTTTAAAATTAACCGCCCATACTTTCTGTAACTCATTCTCATCAACTAAATCAAAAAATAAATGCCTAATCTTCTCTCCAATTGGTTGCGGTGCTGTGCCAACCATTATATAAAAATCATCACGCCCTAAAAAAGCGTTAGTGCTTAAAAAATGAACCAAGCTATATGGAGCATAAAGCCCTATTCCAGTTAAATAACTCAATCTGGTTACAGGTGAAGATGCTACCCCAGTTCTCCCCCAAACACTAATAGCTTCTTCCTGATAAACCACTAAATTAGTTCCTACCTTGCCTAAGCCAGTTATCTTGGTTGCTGTATCAAGAATATCAGCCTGTCCAGCAGTTTGCTCCGCAGGGTCGAAAGTTGTGGGGTCACCTTCTTTCGACCACATAATGGTATAAGGTTCTCTGCTTCCTGAAATCTCTACATCGGCCAAGAAGAGTCTATTCGCATATTCAATACAATATCTGGCCTTCTTAGCATAAGTGCTATCTAATGCTGAAGCATACCCGCTTCCATCCCAGTATTGAACATCTACATTACCATTAGTAAAAATGAATTTATCCCCAACTATTGTCCATGCCCAGCGTTCATTACTTGGCACAGAATAAACTTTCCGAATCTTATAAGTATTACTTAAAACGCCAGTTGTTCCTGTGTAATTACTACTCAAAGTTATTTGTGTATCCGAATCCACAGACTGGATTGTCGCCCAATTAGTATCGGGTTCAGCATCGGAAGAATGGTCAACATCAAGGATAAAATAATCGCCCGCAGCCACGCCCGATGTTGTCCAGCTTGTTCCGCTTCCTGTTACTACTGCCCCAGTAATATCTGTTATTGTTCCTGTCGTATAAGTTTCGGTCTGATAAGAAAAAGTTTTTCCCGACCCACTCTCCCGTTTACAAAGGTCAGTCTCAGTAAGGAATAAGGTATAAGTAGTGCTGGCTGCTTTATCAAAAACAACTACATGTTGTCCGACTGTCCCAACACCTAAATTCCTATCTAATGAATATCCCCAGCGTTTAATTACCCTATTATCTTCAATTCGACAATTAATGGTCGGATAATTAGCAAATAAAGGATTCATCTTAGACATGGGTCGGCTAGAATCATACCCATGCTCTAAGGGGTTTATATGAAAAACAAATTTAGGCATCGCACCAATCACCCTTCCTTATGAAAAGGACACCTTCATTGGTCAATTCTTTTTTAATCATTAAATATTCTTCTCTCTCTCGTCCATGAGAAATAAAGGCTAAATAATCGGCTGCTTCCCTAAACTCAGGCGCTATATCTAAAGCCTTAATCGCTGAAGCCCTAGACTCAATCATACAATTAAGCTGTCTATATATCTTGGCACACATTAAATGAGCTTCAGCTACATGAGCCTTCTTTATCTCTTCTTCCAACCAATCCGAAGAAAGGTTAGAAAGAAAAATCTTGAACTGAGATAACGCTTCGAACCATTTCTGCCTAACCGTTAATTCCATCGCATAAAAAAAGCGTTCTCTCAATAACTCAGGATATTTCTCTAATTCCCGCTTTAAAATCCTAAGTGTTCTATCTGGGTCTTTACGATGGCTAACGCTTCTATGAGCATAAATCGTAATATCTCTTTTATTCCATCGCCACCTACCGACTAATGTTCGATGAGCAGCCCCAATCCAATAATTATAATCAGTCTTCCTTATTAGCTTGGGGAAATAATGATAACTTTTCTCGTATTCTATCTTACAATCAATATAATCTGATTGCTCGTCTTTAATTATCTTTCTTATCTTTTTTATTCCGCCTTCTTCTAATCTCTCGTCAGCATCTATTGAAAGAATCCAATCACCAGAGCATCTAGAATCAGCGAAATTATACGCTTCAGCAAAATTATCACGCCAAGGAAAAAGAAATACCTTAGCCCCCATATTCTCTGCTATCTTAACTGTTTCATCTTCTGAACCCGTATCTACAACAACTATCTCATCCGCCCCTTTAACCGAACTAAGACACTGAGCAATATTCTCTTGCTCGTTCCTGACTATCATCGAAACAGAGAGCTTAGGTCGAACCGCCACTATACCCCCCATCAGAAATCATGGCTTTAAACTCTACATAAATTACACTTCCCTTTCCAGCGAATACAGTCGGACTTAATAATTTCCGCCCTAACATATCCCCGCCTGAGGAAGCATTAAAAACCCCAACTTCAGCAATTGTTACATCACTATCTGTGATAAAGTAACGATACCATTTAACTGTATCCTGAGGAGCTAAAGTGGAAACAAGTTCCATGGTCGCTAGTCCCCTGTCTGTCTCACTTCCTAAGGTTGTATCACTAGAACTTTCAGCTCCAGTTCCAGTACCATACGCTATATAGGTAAACTCTGTGCCATTAGACAAATTACCTAATAGCTTACAAATTTCCGAAAGTCCTGTATTAGTTATCATGTTCCTTGCTCTGGTTTAAGACATATATTAACTACCCATGTATCACCCGTAACTAAATTCCGTCTATCAGCAAGAGGAATTACTGCCCGATAAAGCATATTCCCCCCGCTAGACGCATCAAATACTCCTACTTCAGTCGGGGTGACATCAGAGGTTATACTAAAACTGGCCGATAAAACTACTGATTGGCCTAAAATAGTAGTGGCTTCTGCGACATAATCTGTTTCTTCTGTGGCCGTAGCTAAAACTCTATCTACTTCACTTTCCAGGGAAGTATCGCTAGAGGAAACAGCAGTAGTTCCCGTTCCATAAGCTACGTATAAAGGATGACTGGCATCTGAATCATATAAACATCTACCAGTAACAATAAATCCTTCATTAACTATTTGTCCAGTAGATTGAACTAATGCCATCTTATGCTAATACAAAAATAATCGTAGTAGCCGTTACTGTTCCGAAAGTTTGGTCAGAAAGCTGGATATAAGGTTTCATCCAAACACCATCGTCAAAATAAAAAGCCTTAGTATCACTAGCTGCTGAAGCCTGAGTATAAACAATCGCTGGCCCGCTATTACTTCCTTCTCTAATATGTAAAATATCCCCCGCTGCTGTCGGATGCCAAAAGATTGCTTTAACTTTAAGTCTATCTAAACCAGTATCAGTATAATCCCAATCGCTACCAGAAGTCTGGTAAGAAACTTCAATTATATTACCGCTTTGAGTTGTTACTGCTGCCATTATTTTCCTCCTTTAATTTTAATAAAAGCCGATACTCCCCTTGTAACCTTAGAAGTTCGGCGTTTGTTTGTTCAATTTGCTGTAAAAGCAATTCTCTTTGTTCCTTTAGCTGCTTAAATCTCTTGTCCACTTCTTCCAATTTCTTCTTTATATCTATCATTCATATCCCCCTTTACGATACAGAATACTAGGTTGAAATCGTCCAGTCCTTGCTTCCTCTTCGCTATCATAAAGCCCAATAAGACCAGCTATCTGGTCTAAAAAGGCTTCCTTATAGGTTTTCATATCATCGCTTTCATGAAGCCAAACAGATGCCTTGTAGGCAGCTAAATAAAGAATTGGCTCATCCCACGCATCATCCAAGACGGTGGTATCAGAATCCCCACTTAATAAAGATGGGATTTTTTTGTAATAGATATGGAGTGTATAAGCATCATCGGGCGTCGGATGAAGATAGATTTTTGTTCCATGCCTTGTCCACTCTGTCGGTTCACTTTCCGCCGAAGTATCCGAACGGTCGGTATAAGCAAAGTAAGTCTGTGGCGGAATATAAGAAAGTTCTCTATCGTTTGTAGCGTCGTAGATTTGTCTAACTGTTAGACAATCTGACGGCACATTGACGTAGGCTGTTCCGTCCGCAGTAGATTGGCTGGTATCTACCGTCTCTAACTGAGGAAAGTAAAACCCAGCTTTTGTGCCAAGTAATGTTTTCTTGGTCGCTATATCTATATAGGCAGCATTAATCCAGACCCCATACATATTGGTAGAGTTTACACTTTCGAGGTCAGAACGCTGCCCCATCATCAGCTTTAAATAAGCCTTGAAATTAGAGAAAGTATAAGCTCCCATTTTATTCCTCGATTATAGCTAATACTTCATTCGGGGCTAAAATCCGATGAAGATGAGACTCGGTATAAGTCTCTGGTAACTGGATATGAACACCAGCATAGAAAGTAAAAAGAATCCGCTGCCCCTCTTTTAAACCAGCTTCCTTAGTTTCTTTATCCTCGTTAATCTTGATTATCGTTCCCGTCTCACTTAGCTGGCTATACTGCTCTGGCACAATAATTCGTCCCATAGACTTTGTCCTGTCATCCACCTTAACATACATTTTACCAGGCAAAGGCTTGATTTTCTCTAAGATTGTATCACTCATGGTTCCTCTTTTCCTCTATCTGTTTCAGAAACATCAATATCAGCATCGCTTTCATCACGCTTGCGATAATACCAATCATAAAGTTCTGAAGTCCACCATTTACCATCCCGCTTAGTCATGTTAGACATGGGATGAAGTAACCCATGCCCAGCTTGAACACTAGCAAGGCAGGTTAACATATTATTCCCACCAACACTTCCATTAATTTGTTCGCCCGCTGTAAACTGGTCAGACCCCGCTGAAGTAAAAGTAATTGTTCCAGCAGCATCTCCGTTAGCCCATGACCCAGAACATACCGAAACACTGGAAACCACCGCTGTAGTTCCTGAATCAGCCCCTGTCAATGTTTCACCAGCTTGTGGCTCAGTAGAACCGCTATTGAAGTGCATCTGATACTTTTTAACAAACTTTCCCGTCCATGGAGCATCATGCCACTTTTCTTCTTTGGCATCGGTTTCTTTTATATCAAAATTTAATTTAAGCATTTAAAAAGCCCTTTACCATTTATAGCTTTTAATTCTGGCCGACGATTCTCATGATAATCAACATCTAAAACTTTACATTTTTGTTTAGTTAATCCTTTAGATGCTATCTTTATAACCGTCCTTAAATTAGGCCACTTACCATCAAGGAAGGCAGACGCTGACATAAATTCTATTCCATTACCTCGTTTTACTTTGTCGTATCTAATCATATGCCCCATCTGTCTTGAACTAGCCCGCCTAAATTGTTTACTCCACCAATTAGGAAGTAAACCCATCGCTTTCTTCATATAGTCAGCCCCATCGGCCGAAGCACAGAATTTAGATTTGCTACTATCATATAACGCCCGCATTTCAGTTCCTGGCCGTAAAAATCGTTTTAACGTCTCGACAGAATTAACCCCATGCCAAAAAATCCAGATTCCAAGGTCAGTAAATTCTAGTAATTTTGACGAATTAAATTTCTCTATCGCAATCCGATTATAAGGAACGCCCAAGGAAACCAATTTTCTTATCGCTTTTTTATACCATTTAACCAATGAATCAATATTACTTTCATTGGGTTCATTAACCAATTCCCAGATGACATAATCATTATCAAATTCTTTAACCATATTGGTTAAGTATTTCAAAAACACTTGAACAGTTTTTTTGTCATCATAAAATCGCTTAACATCTTCAGTTGTGCCATTAATATTGTTTCGCCCGTTAAATGGACAGGTTCGCCATCGGTGAGCTTTAATTGAAGACGCCAAACAAATAATGGTTGTTATTTTTCTCTTGTGATAACTATCTAATCGTTTTTTGATTTCTTCGATATATTTTTTATCCAACTTTCTTAAATCGTATTTATCGCCTTGTTTCTGAAATGGCAAGAAGCTGTTTCTGATATAAAAGTTATTTTCCGAAATATAGGCAAAAAACCTAATAGCGTTAACATATTTCGCCATTAGGTCAGCTAGTTTATCCCAGAGCTTATAGTTAAAATTTTCGCCCTTAAACTTCATAGCTAGGTTCTCATATCCATGAGACCAGCCAATAATGTAATTAACTTTATTTACAGGGAATTTACAAACATCAATTTTCTTTGGTCGTTTTACCTTTGCTATACTTTTTACAACAGTTTTTAATTTTTCTATTATCGGTTCATACATCATCTCGGCCACCCCAATAGCCAAGTGCCTGTAACTGCTCAGCAATTCTTTTATCTTCTTCAGCCCATTCCTTATAACGTGGATAAAAAATGTTAGCTCCATTTCTTAAATCCAAAATTTTTTTTAGATATTCAGGTTCATCCTCTACATAAAACCTAACAAACCAAGCACACTCAGGACATTTAAATCCTAAGCTGTTAGATGGTTTGTTGGTCGCCCAAGACCAAACATCTTTCATTATAACGTGGCTATATCTTAGAATCATCCGAGAGCCACAAAATCGACATTTAATCTCGAATAAAGGTTCATGCCCGATAATATCATTAGTCCTTCGCCAAGTCGTATTAATTAACGGGAATATTTTGTTCTTCCGCTGAATCTTTGCCAGTAATTTCTTTATAAATTTTTTCATATTGACTCCTTGATATTGCTACGCCAAATACATCCCAACTACCACATTTTGGACAAATCATCTCGACGTCCATCGCAAAACTTCGATTCTCTATTCCTGAAACCTCAAAATTATGAACCTTTATATTGGAGAACTCCATAAAGGTTTCACAAAACCAACAATGAGGTGTAAACTTACACCTAAGCCCGCCAGTCTCCTTATCTTCGACCCAATAACCCATTAATCCTGTTCTTTCTTTAATTCCAGAATCAATGAATATATACCTTCCAAGCGGGCATGAGCTAGCATTAATTCATCAATCCTTTGGTTAATAGCTTCTCTTTGCCCTAATAACCTTTGGTATTCACCACCAATACTTAACATTTCACTCTGAATTTCAGCCAACCGTTCATCCAAAGTCTTTCCCATATCTACCTCCAGAAATGGAAAAAGGGGCGGAGACCCGCCCCAGTTCCATTATGATATAACTCCAATCTTACGAAGTGTTCCGCCAGAATCCTTAATCGTAATGTAACCACTCAATGTTTCAGCACCAAGAGCTGTGTGAGTTCCAAACTGAACATAACCACTGCCTTTCGGGCTAAGTTTCAAATCAATATCAGTGTCATCACCAGCAGCAGCAATCTCAACAGCCCCACCTGTGGCAGCATTGGTAATATTGATATAATTGACAGCAGAAGCAGTCGTAGTAAACAGTAACTGCTCGTTACCGTTATTATCCAGAATGCCTTTCCCGCTGGCCGAGAACTTAATATTCCCAGCACCAAGAACTAAATTACCAGTTCCTTTGGGCGTCAACTTAATATCAATATTTGTATCGCTACCCGTCGCTGAAATGGTGGGAGCATTACCAGTAGCAGCATTAGCAACAGTAAACTCATTAACCGCACTGGCAGTGGCTGTCAGCTTGAAAATCTCATTCCCATTGCTATCATTAATCGAAGTGCTGATTTTCGGGCTAGTAAGAGTCGCAGTTCCACTAATAGTTAAGTTACCAGCTAATGTATATGTCGTAGATGAACTAGGTATCGTAATTGCCATATTTTCCCTCCTTTAATAAGAGGGGGAAGGAAATTATCCCTCCCCCTTCTTAAAATCAAGTGTTGCCGAAATAAGCGTGTCTCGGGTCAGTTACGCCGTATTTGAAATACTGAAGCGACAGGACAATCGTATCCAGCGTGGTGTCAGGGGCATCTTTAACAACAACTTCAGGGTCCATGGAAGTCAATACGAAATAACCATAATCAGGATGATTCTTAGCCAACACAATCCAAGCGGTAGAGCTAGTCAGACGAATAGAGCTGAAGACATCAATCCAACCTTTGTAGTAGTTATAAGTATTGCTGATTTCCTGAGGCACACGGTCAGATTTCACAATCTCTAAAGCTGTCCGTTCAAGCTGGTAATTCACAACCAGAAGGTCAGGTTTGGTGCTGAAGACATTAGCCTGGTCATCATACATATAGGCGAAATAATTTTTCGCACTATCCAGAGCAGAATAACTCAGAGATGAACCAAGGTAGTTGTCATAGGTCGTCCCAGCATCGTCCAAGCAGGTGTGTGAATTATTCGCAATGGACAGACCATCGAAACCAGCAGCATAGGTAGTAGAGGTCGGATTGTTCCACATCTTGAAGATTTCCACATCCTTCAGCTCTACCATTGCCCGCTTCATGGATTTAGTCAGTTTCTCCATCAGGCCAACTTTATTAAACTTCTTCATCTTGTGGGTAATACGGAAACCCATCGCATACATCTCCTGTTCGTAGTCTTTGACGCTACCGAACTTCGGAGAATAGATAGGAATTTCTTCGCCCTCTTCTACCTTACCACCGTAAGGCAGACCAGCGAACCGACCAAAGCGTTCATACTCATCAGAGGTTCTTTCGTCTCGACAGAGTTTCCGCCATTCCTCATGAGGTTCACGGTCGGTCGTATCCCACCATTTGCGGACAACCTTCTTAAATATATCCTTATTGGTTGAAGTATCAAACCAAGTTCCAACAGTAGCCATTTCTTACCTCCTTACAGGTTCTGGAGCTTATCGGGGTCGAATTTTACCCAAACTCGACCATTAGCCTTAGCTCCATCCCTAGGGTCAAGTTTTTCAATTCTAACAGTCGTAGTAGAAGTATCCCCGATGTCAACACTCATGCTCCCTGCTGTCCCAATATTCAGACCATATTTACCACCAACCTGAGTAGTGGCAGTAGTCGTATCAGCCTGAGCCAAAAAAATCTGGTCAGGTTGAATAACAAGAACAGGAATATCAGAACCAGTTGTTCCAGTAGCATCTTTCAGAGCTACACCATAGACAGTCTGGTCTGAAGTTACAATAGCAACCTTTCCAGAGCTAATCTGGACAAGGTCGCCTTCCTTAAAAGACTGAGACGCAGCTTCAGGGAGATGATTGATAACACTCGGGCCTTTTATCAGACGAAAACCAATAGTAGCCATTTGTTTTTCTCCTCCTAGAAAGAGTTTTTCTAGCGGAGAGAGTTTGGATTAAAGAAGGAAGGTAAGAATCAGACTAATTTATAAAGTTCTTCTTGAGTAATAACAGCTCGTTTATCACCATCAGATACTCGACGTTCAAATGCCCGTCGAACATTATCAGCTTCTCGATTGGCTCGGTCGATTTCCCGCTTCCGCTTTTCTGTCCAACGGTCAAGAGGGATTTTCATCAGCACAGTATCCATAAAGCGATAATGCCCTTCAGCATCAGGTTCTAACCCTTCAGGCCAATAAGGGTCTTCACCAGCTACGACAAAATCAGCACCTAATTGATACTGATATGTCTTTAGCACAGTGAATCCCCCATGAGGGTCATACTGAACCCACTCAAATCGCCATGGATGCCGTGTCCCCTTCTTAAGGTAGTCGTCTTGTCTTACATAGACCTTTTTGCCTGTAAAAACAAACTTTCCCTTCTTGGGGTCTGATTTCTGCTTATCCCATTCTGACCGTTTTAAATCCACAATATGAGTCTTGTAAAAATGGAGTGTTCCTGGTTGTATCTGCATCACATCCCTCCTTCTTTCTCCTCCGCCAGTTCCTTAGCAAATTCATCAGGATTAAAACCAGCCAACCGAACGAACATTTTTTGTTCTTCGGTCAGCGTAGCAGAAGATTTCTCTTCTGATGGTTTTACAGTTTGGGGTCGTTCAGTGTAGGGAATACTAGCAGGTGGCGGAGAAGGTTGATTTACATATTTGCTCAAGTCATATTCGCCCATAGCTGCTCTTACCATCAGGGCTGTTTTCTCCCAAGTCTGAGGGTCAGCCAACTGAAGCGGAGTTATTGCTCCTGACAAGAACGAATTATAAATCGTCGTTGCCACTTGCTGGTCAATGCCCTCATAGAGCTTGGGATTCCTTTTAATAGCATTCTCACGCCCTGTGTTAAGATACATACTGGCTTCCATGACTCGACGCTGCTCTTCCCACGCCATCCGTTCAGCTTCCCGCTGCTGAATTTTCATTTCGACCAGCTTATCCACATCCTGGACAGTCGGGATTTCATCTGGCGGTAATTCAGCTCCATCCACCCCACCTCCATAGTAGGGTATCTGGCCGAATTGGTCAGGCACGCCAGGTTGAATACCAAATCCCATCTGCCCCATTGGGGGCTGGCCTATACCTATTTGCGGTGCGAACTGAGCCATCATACTCTGGAACTGCTCGACTTGCTTCCTAAGGTCACCCAGCTCTTTGGCTTGACGCCCCATCAGCTTTTCTTGTTCCTGGAGTATAGATGCCAGTTCTTCTGGAGATTTTCCCCGATACTTTTCGGGGGTCTCCACTTGCTGTTCGGGGGCAGTGGTCGAAGACTGCTCATCCGTCTGGGACGAAGTCGCAGTCGACTCTCCTGTTATCCCCTTTTGTTCTTCCGTCACTTTTTACCTCCTGTATTTATTGGGGGCTTCCAGTGGAAGTTGTCCCCTTGGATTCTTTTATCTCCTTTAATATCTGGTCGGGTAATTTTAAAATCATATCTATAACCGCACACTGTCCCTGATAAAAAGGGACTCGGTCAACTTCTAGTGTCTCGCAGTTGCGTGACGCTATCTGTCGTAGTCGCTTAATCCTGCTTATATATTCCTGCCAGAAAAATGATTCTTCTAGCTTTTCAAAATCATTCTTGATTCTGGTTTTATTTATATTCATTATCCTACTGCTGTTTCCATTTCCTCAGGCATAGGTGGCTGCGGTGGCATTGGTTGCCCTTGCGGTGGCATTCCTTCAGGTGTCATTGGCATCTCCTCTGACGTCATCGGCACTGCTCCTGGTGGCGGTGGCGGTGGTTGTAAATCTGGTGACATCGCAATCGCTTTCTCGGTATCAATAGTCTTGGTTGCGTCAACAACTAAATTCTCGGCATCTCTCAGGTCAAAATCCTCAAGTATCCTCTCGACTACCGTCGCACTTACTTCGGCCGATTTAAGTAAGAATCTCTTAAAATCGCTAGGCACTTGTGGCGATACAACCGCCTGAACCATGCCAGCTATCTTTGTCATATAATCACTAAGTAATTGATAGACAGTTAGATTAATCTGTCGTCTAATTTCCTGTGAAATAAGTTCAGACGACGCTTCAAGACTAATCTCGAATATATCTCTAATAAACTCTATCGGGAAATTAACTGTCTTAGTTATTAACTTTCCTTCCTCGTAAATCGAATAACTATAGGTCGGGCTATATTGAGCAAAATATTCAAGTAGCGAATAACCCAACTCAATAATGCCATCTCGAATATTATCGGCGATATTCTTAAACTTCTTATTCGCTTCTTCCCGAAGGATAATTGTTTCAGCAGCAACTGGTCTTTCGGCAGTGGAAACACCCATAACCGCTGGTGTAATACCAACTGCCCTATCAGCATACATAACCAATCTATCTTCTTCTCGTTCGGTAGAAGGATAAATTTCTGGCCAGTTAAAAATCTTTATCGCATTCTCTGGTAAATCATCTACTGACCAAACTTTACCAGGTTCAAGAGTAAAATTATCCAACCCTAATCCTGCCCGATAAAAGACAATCGGAGCATTAATCTGAGCTAATCTATCCAAACGGGCATTATGGATAGCATCTATTTCTTCTTGGACTTTCTCTAAAATCTCGCAAACACCCTCACCATCGAAAGAAAATTCAATTGGTGAACCCTTAAAAGCAACTAACGGGCGGAATCCGCTAAACATCGGATTGTATATCGCCCGTAAAATCGTCTTGCTCTCTAAATGAAAAGTAACAACAATATCATCTTCCTCACCATCATTATCTACATCATAACGCAAATAAAGCTCCCAGATATCAAATTCCTTAACTGGGTCAATCTTTTCTAATTCCTTACCCTGAGAATCCGCTCTACCCTTTTTAACATCATCAAATTCATCGGGATGAACTAAGTTCTCTATAGCTTTTTCATCATAAATCCCTTGTCTTGCCCGAAGCTCTATCTCAGCATACCGCATCCTAGTGCGGAAACCAACTAAAAGTGCTTCCTGAACATCATTAGCATCTGAGGAAATAATAAAATCTTCCCTGGGAACAGGATATACGTTCGGGCCTTCATAAATAGTCTGAACGATTTTTACTAGTTTCCTGGTCGTATTGGGAAGACTATATTTCTTAATCTGTGGATTCTCAATCTCCTCTTGGGTCGCATAACGATAAATGGTTTTAACTTTCTTTTCTGGAATTACCTTAACAATCCCAGTACCTATTTTAACCGCTTGAAGTAACGGAGAAAGAAGTTTTTGTTTTAACTTTAATACCCGACGCTGGAAATGGTCAAGTGCTTCCTCGATTTCCCTTGCCAACTCAATATATTGTGGTTTTTTCGCCCGAACAATCCAAACTTTACGCTTTCCAAAGATAGCTTCGATAATTCGAACAAAAATAGCGTCGGTGTTAGACCTGGTAATAGGAATTGCCAGGTTAGCACAGTTAGGATATGGAAAACTTTTCGGTTTTTTCTTGCCTTTATAAAGATTTTGCCACTTTTTTATGGATTTTAAGCGTGATTCTTGGTTTTCTAACTCTTTTTTAAGTAAAGAATACAGAAAATCGCTTAATTTTTCCCGTAAAGTAACACCATCTCTGGATTTTTTGTCTAAATTTATACTTTGCCCGCCCCGAAAACCGATAATATCGGTCTTAGCGAGGTCGAGGTCAGCCTTTTTTCGCCTTTTTTCGGCGTTGTTTTCGTTTCTTGCCATGTTTTTTCGCCTTTTTAAAGAGGTCTTTGTTCGGACTTTTGTCGAACCAAGTGCCAATCGGCATTATTTAGACCGTTTTTTGCGTAATCTACGCAAAGTAAGGGCTAATCTAGCCCGCCGACCAAGTTTTCCCTTTGATTTGGCAGCTTTTCGGAGTTCAGAAACAGGGATTTTCTTCCCTTTCTTTACTCCTAATTGTCGTCTTAAAGCACCTGGATGTTTAATAGCAGACTGAATCCACTTCCTTGACGATTTCTTAGCCATTATTTTTTCCTCCGACGCTTTGTTTTCTTCTTTGGTCTTACCCTTTCGGGTAACTTTTTACCCTTACTAGCTCTCTCCCACTCCATAAGAGTGGCCTTAGAGATTTTTCCTTGCTTGTAAAGTTGATAAAATTTCCGTCGCTGAGCTTTGGATTTAAAAGGCATGGGTCTCTTTTCTATTTAGGCCATCTTCCCTCACAGGCTCGTTATTATTGGCCTTAGCTCCCCTCCGTCTTTCGACGGCACTTTCCCTGTTTCTAGTTATCATCCTCGCTTTCTAAAATGCTTTAATAAACGATACAGAATATACAAACCAAAAATACCAAATAACCATTCAATTCCGATAACAAACCGAAATTGGATGGCGACCGCACCAGTAATAAAGTCGCCCATTATCCTTCCCCTAAAATATTAAGTAACTCCAAGTCTTCCTCGTCTACTATCCCTTCCCAAAGGCTATGAACGCTTATATCGCCATCTCTATAAAACAGCGTCAATCCTTTACGACGGTAAACAGATAGGGTTTTTCGCATAATATCATCCTCGTAAACCTCTCTAATTTCGTCATCACTACTCAATACAGACCCCCATCCGTTTCTCTATTATAATTATACCATACGCCATCCTAGGTAAAAGAAAAGAAAGAATCTAAAAGAAGGGATAATTTATTTAAAATAAATCAGTTATCTATAAAAAGCGTGTCAAATTTTTGTCAAATCAATATTCAAGAAAACTGAACATTTTGTTCATTTTAATTAAACATATATTCATTAATCTTCGAACGCCTCAAATGCTTTCTCTCTATATTGCTTATCAATCAATTGATTCCAAATGAGTTTAAAACTTAATTTTAGTAAACTAGTAAATAAACTAAAAAATAACTTTAAACCTTCCCAAAATTTAAAGTTACAAGACCCTTCCTTTTTCTCCTCAAATTTAAATGTCCATGGACGAGGTAAAAGAAGAATAAATTTAAAAGGATGTTTAATTCTTATCGTTCTTGCGTCCATATAACCACCATAACTTGGCTCATAAATCGGAATTTCTTCTTCGTTCTTGCTCATTTTTTTTTCTTCCACTTTCTTCTTTTATATATTCTCTAAGAGCCATTATTAATATCTCTTTTTCCAAACAAGGATAATATCGGGTAGTAATTTCTTCAAGTGTCTTTCCTCTTGCTAATAGATAAATTATAGACGAAATAGGAATCCTTGTATTTTTTATAACGGGAATACCTCCCATAATTTTTTTGTCTTTAACTATTAAAGATTTCATCTCTCTTTTCTGAGTGGAGGCGTGGGGCATCCGTTTTTCAGGACGCCCCTTACTCCTGAGTTATTTCCCTAAAAAGGGAAGACATAAGGAGGCCTAGTAACAGAGTTCAGTGTTGGCAACTGCTTTCCTAATCATGATTGAAGAGTATGAAGGTCGTCTAAATTTTTGATAGCCTCTTTAAGAAGAGATTCCAATCGTTCATGGTCTGGACAAATTACTCGCCTAATCATCCACCTAACATCAATCTTTTTCCCCTCGTTAGATGCACCCACAAGAAATGGATACCTTACTACATAACCATTGTCCAACCTTTCAACATAAAACCCATGCTCAGTCATTTTTTACCTCCTTTTATAATAAACGCATTAGACTAGCAATCTAATCATCCTCTAATAACCATAACGCCATATAAATTATGGCTGTCAAACCTATAACCCCAATAATTAAAACCATCCACTTAGGAAATAAAACAGACAAGGCAACAACTACAGCACTAATAATAAAAGAAAGCAACAATCGTTTAATCATTGAATTCATTTTTCTTTCCTCTTCTCTCTCAATATCGGAACACAACGATAAGATTCAAGTTCAAAACTGACATCGTCATTATCTTCGACTATTTTAAAATCAAGATATACTCCCAATTTATCTAATATTAGTCTCAAAAACTTCCCCAACCCAATTTCTTCAAATTTACACAAAATTACAATATTACTTGACTGAGAAGGTTCATCTAGCCTAATCTTTATTTTTCTGTTAGCTAGCTTTTCGTATCCTTTTTCTAAAACTTCTAACCGCTGACTAATTTCTTTAATTTCTCTTTCAATTCCCCTTATTTTATCATATTCAATCTCTTTTACTCTATCAAGTAAGTCCGACATACCAGTAGCTATTAACTCAATCATCTTAGACATGTTATCCCTCCTTAATTTCTGTCACCCTGGTTTCATAAACTCCATGTTTCCTAAAAAGAGGGTCTAACTCATTATAGATTTCTGGATGGTCTTTACGATACCGTTCCCATAATTCCCAAAAATCTTCCATCCCTCCTTTTTTGTCACCGCATACACCATAAATAGCTGTAAGACACAGCTTATGAGTATTCATTCGGCATTCTTTCCTGTTTTTGTCCCCGCAAACAACATCACATTTATAAATCATTTTAGGTGGTTTCTCATTAATTACCCCCGCTTTCTTTAGTTCTTCTATCATGCTTTTAACATCCTGCGACAATTCGCTTTCTTCTAATAAATGAAACGGGCATACCCTTAATTCCGACATAACCTTCAGAGCTTTTAATGCTGTCTCAGTATTCATTTTCATCTCCTAAACAAGGATTATTCGCCTATTCTGCTTCATTGTTTTTACTTTCTCAACTAATCCTCGATATATATCCCTAATATGCCTCTTTGTTTGCGGGGCAGCAATTATATCCCGAACCAAAAATAACATATCCTCTATAAACTCTAATTCGGCGTCGTTTAATTCTAGGCTATAAGGATTCTCTTCTTTGCCCGCTTCTTTCCGCTGTTCATTATTCTTATCAGTCGTCATCCATATCTCCCTTCTTAGCTAAATCGCCAATTATCTCTGTAATAAAGCCAATTATATGTTCTTTAAAGGCGTCATGAACCGAACTGGCCAACGCACCTTTAGACATACGACAATAAGGCATGGCTTCCCTTACAATACCGAACCCATATTTATCCCCTTTCTTAAATGGTCTCCTCGCCCGCAAAATAAAAAACACTACCTTAGCCTGTTTATCATCTACAACAGAAATATTAAGTTCGCCTACTAACTTCTTTCTCTTAAACCACCAAATAAACCTCTTAAACATTTCCTTCTCTCTTACACCTTAAGCTCACTAAGTTTTTCCTCTATCATCCCGCATAAACTATCAGCTTCAGCAAATTTGAGTCTCAACTCCTCGGCTAGCTCAGTAACTACACTAGTCTCTAAATCCAGTAGCTCACTCAATTTCCATGCCACTAAAATATGACCCCGAATTTCCTCGTTAACTGCTTGTAGCCTAATTGCTTGCTCAATCCTCTTGTTGCTCATGAAATCACCTCTCTGTTTACAATATACATCCAAACTATTACTTTGTCAATACTTCATCAAGATTTTTTTTAAAATTTCTTAAATTATCCCCACCGTGTAGAACCTTGTAGACTCTTGTAGACATTTTGTAGAAAAAACCCTATTTCCTGTAGAACTTTGTAGAACTTTACCATTTTTTATGGACATTTGTAGAATCTTGTAGAACTTTGTAGACCGCCATTCGCACCCCTTAATATTATATTTATTAATAAATAATTAATTAATAACTAGAGATATATATATCAACTAGGACTAATATCTAAGTATATAGCTATATACTCTGTTTATCTCTATTAACTTATCTAGTATATCTCTTATAACTCTAGTCTCTATATATCTCTCTTAAGAGTATATATATAACTCTCTCTTATAATACTCTAAATCTAGATAGATACTTATATACCCCTGTCATTTATTGCTTATTAAGTAAGATTTTACAGAAGAGTATAAATGATGCTCGTAGAAGTTCTACACAGTTCTACACAAATAGTAAGAAGTTCTACAAACCATCCACACTGTTCTACAAGGTTCTACATCCATTTGTCTAACGGTTAGACACTTCATCGGCGGGTAATTACTTAACCTATGTTAACCTATTTCACCTAATTAACATAAAAAAGTTTATTCAGGGTATTTCTTCAATATTTAAGACAAGATAAATATCCCTTCCTTTCTCAAACTTATTGTTTATTTTAATATCTCCAACAACCATCAACTCTTTTCCAAATTTTTCCCTCAATAAATCAATAATCCCATTACAAGCCACAATAGCCTTTATTAAGGCTTCCTCTAATAACTCTTTCTTTTTACTCATGACTAACCT